GTTCCCGGCACGAACAACGTCATTGTTCGCCGGCGAGCCGCTAATCGTGCCCTTGGCAAATCCATTCTCGACATAGCAGTAGAGATTGCGGCCGTCCGTCATGAACATGAATTCCGGCGTTTCGCCGATATTCGCGGTGCCGGCATGCTCGACCGAACCGGTCGGTTGAAGCCCCGCTTGTAATAGCGTTATCACACCGGTCTTGGAGACGCGGTACCATGCGTCATCCGACACCACGAACAAATCGTCGTTGAAGGTGCCTGGCTGCGAATAGACGCCCCGAATCGGGCCGTTGCCGACGTACAGCCAACGGCGCAGCGCCGGCCGGGAAATCATCGCAAAATTGTCCGGGTTGAGGATCGGGTTTTGCTCGAAGTAGCGGTTGCGGGTCCAAATCTCCGCTTCCTTCGCTACTCCCCGTTTATAGTCGCTTCGGGAAAGAGGCACGTCCATGTTTACGGCCCCCCATACCAACCACGGTTAAAGGCCCGATTGGACGAAAATTCCCGCTGTTGATCGTAGCTTTGCGTGGACATGAAAGGCCACGAAATGCTGTCATCGATTTCGAGCGGCTGCGACTGCAAATAGCGCGCCACGAATTTCTTGCGCTCGGACTTGAAAATCGCCAAGCTTTGGTCGTCCATCTTACGGCCGTACCGCGGGTTAAGCCGCAGCGCGAGCAACGTAATGAAAAAATTGTCGAAGTCGGCCGGGAATGCATTTTGATCGGTCGCCAGAAGCGCGGTGATTTTCACCCATTGCCCCAGGTCGGCGCGATAGAGCCATTCCCGAAAAGTGCCGTTGACATTGAGCAACACCGTGAGGTTGGCACCCTCAATCGTGCGGCCGTTGGCATTCAACGTAACGGGAAATGCTGCAAGTCGGCCAAAAGGGTCCGCAATACCCATTCTCGAGCCGTCTTGGGGAAACGGCGTCAAAAAGATGGTCTTCGCTTCGGTGTTGGTCGCGATCAAGCGTCGATTGATGTTGGGATGCTCGATGCAGTATGGCGTGTACGGCGGACCGAAATTCGGGCTTTCATATCCATAGGTACCCAAAGGCCAGTCGAGTAAGCTTTCGCCGGCATCATCCCCATAGATCGCGTTGAGAAGCCCGTTAAAAAGACGAAGCGCTTCCGTTTGCTGATTGGCGCTTGGAGCCCGACCGAGCGGAAGAATATTTCCCTCCCGAAAGGCATCCGCAATGAGCGAGGAAATCAGCGTCACGAAAGCGCTCCATAGGCAAGATTACAGGTCGAGCGGATAGCCCGGTGCAGGATCCGGCCGCTTTACGCCGACCTTCATGCGCCAGAGCCCATCCCTGGTCTTGCTGCGCGTTGCGGCGTGCGAGGCAGGATCGAAGGCGTGACCGTGCGCGTCAAGCTCATCGCCCTTCTCGGGCTGCTTTTCGGGCTGCTTGGCCGGGGCCTTACCGGCGGGCTGTGCTTCCGCGCCCGACGTCCAACCCTTGGGCACGTCATCGGGGCTTTCGAAAATGGCGGACTGTCCATCCGGTCCGTTGAACCACGCGGGCCACGTAAGATTTTTCATTCGCGTTCTCCTACAAAAAGAGTGTGCCGGCTGCGCCCCCCGCAAGCTGCACCTTGCCGCCCGCGCTAGTATTGAACAGCAATGGAATTCGAGTGAAGACCCCGGCCGATACCGGAACGGCGCTCACAAGTACGGTGCCATCGGCATCCGTGACCGTGATCGTGCCCGCGACCGAAGGGAGGAAACCCGCGATGAGTACCCCAACCGGCAACATGGAATTCGCCGCCATGGGTTTTGCGTGATAATGCTCTTTGCCACTCATCGCGGTTCTCCTAACCTGGCTTAATTACGACGCGGCCGAACGGACCACGGCGAAATTGATAACAGGTTGCTCCGTCGTTGTCCCGCCGGTTGTGAAAAAGGTAATCCGGAAGGATCCCGCCGCAACCGCCGTGACGTGCAGATTGTAAAGATCGGTACCCGATTTCTGCGCGAGCACGATTGTATCAGTCGCTGCCACCTTACTATCCGTGACGGTGAAACTCGCCGGCGTTGCCGAGCCCGCGGCCGAAACGAGCGTGATCGCGCCCGCATAGGCATTGATCGTTACCCCGGTCGTTCGGCTGCTGCCCTGAGTGACAGCGGAGCCCACGAAATACCCGACGCCAACACCGTCGAAAACCTTGGTAACGCCAACCGCGCCTGGCGTTCCGTTGCCGTTGGCGTCGACGCGGGTGATTTTGACCAAATCGGCACTCGTCGGCGCGCTCGTATTTTGTGCGAGCGAAGCGGCCGGCGCCAAAAATAGCGAAGCGGCAAGAATGAAGCTGATGATACGGCGCATTTCAAATCTCCCCCCGCAAAAGGTCTTTCGGTGAAAAAGGGGCCACCCCGAGCGGGATCGGAGCGGCCCCTGTCAACCTTCACCCGGAGAACAGAGCGAAGCCGCAGCCCTTAGCTGCCGTTGACGCGTGCAATCCGGAGGCGTTCACGAATGTTCGCGTTGAGCGCAACGTCGAAGCGAACACCGTGGGCACCCGTGAAGAAGTCGCTGTGCTGCCACATGCGGACACTCAGCGGAACCTTCGTGAGCCGGCGGCGCATCGACGTATCGGACGCCGGCAGAATGAGCGGCACAGTATTGACCACGACCGCCTGTTTCTGGATGACGACACGCGGCGAAAGCGCTGCGCCCGCGGCACCGATGAACGTAATGTCGGCGTTGTCGGCCGGCGCTGCGGTCACGGTTGCATGAGCGGTGTTGATGTTGACGTTATCGCCAGCGCCCGAGCCCGGAACAATGATCGCCGGGAAAATCTTCAGCGCGACAGCACCCGCGACCGCGACCGCATCGGCAACGACCGTGAATTGCTGCAAGCGTGCCGGCGAAACCGCGGCCTGTTTGCGGTTGTCGTAGGCGAAGACACCCGCGATGACGAACACTTCGCCCTGCTTGTACGTCCCCGCCGCCGTGGTGGCGTCGGTGATGTTCAAGGTTTGCGTCATGTGGAGGCCGTTGGTCGTGCCAGCCTTGGCGACGTCGGCGTAATTGACGTTCTGATTGGCGCCATCCACTTCCATGACGTTCGCGCCCGTACCGGTGCGCGTACCGACCGTGAGCACCGGAAGCTGATTGGTGAACATCGTACGGATGCCGTTCAGCTTGCCGCTGAAGCCCTGGCGGAACGTGGACGTCGAGAATTCGTCCGGTCCCGGCAGCTTCACGACTTGATCGCCGAGCTTCATTTCATCGGTATGGTTGAGAACGTAGGAAAGATTGGCGTCGTCGACACCGTTTTCCTTCAAGCGAGTGTAGCCCGCCGCGGCGTCGATCCACTCATCAATGGACGTCGAGCCGTCGCCGAGCCAATCGGCCGAGGCCAGGGTTGCAATCGACAGAATGTAGGCGTCGATTTTCTCAGCCATGGACGTCGCGGCGCCGAGAAGCGCCTTGCTCTCGCGAGCATCACCGATGGTCTTGATTTTGACGAAATCGCCCCACCCCATGTTCGCATTGAACGTGCCGGTGACTTCGAAAAGCTCGGATCCGAACACGGTTCCATCGGTGCCGGCGGAAAGGTCTTTTACGCCGTTTTCGGTGCGCGTCACGTTGTAGCGCGGCGTGATTTGTTCGAGCACCTGAAGACCGTTGCGGTCGTCCATTTCGCCGTCGTACTCATTCCACGAAACGGCGTCGGCCGTGACGAGGTTGTTCTGAAGCACCATGGCGAAGCTGTTAAGGACTAGCTTCTGTTGTTCGGCAGTTACGGTACCCATCGGGATAGTCCCTTCCTCAAAAAGCGGATCGGACTATCCCGATGCCGCGAAATTAACGACTTGCTGATTTCTTCGCGTCTAGCTCCCAAGCTTTCTCAAAATCGTTGAGATTTTCGGTTGCCGGATTGATTACTGTTTTCGAATTAGCCCCACGGGGCACATTCTTGGGCGGTTCGCCGGCCTTCGGTTTCGTGCGGCCTTTTTTGCCAGCACCAATTTCCGCATCGCGCTCCTGGACGTACTTTAGCTGGCCGTAAGGGGAGAGCTTCGCAACGCGAGTGGCTTCCTTTGTGTCCTGCGAAAGATCGTACAGGATTTGCGGGCCGTTGTCGGCTTCAGCGCATGCTTCGAAGGTAGCTTGCCCGAGGTCGTAATCCCCTCGCATGCCGGCTTCCACGACCGATTCTTGGAAATCCTCGAATTGTTCGGAGCCCTTGGCCGCGATTTCGTCGACCGTTTCGAGCAAAGCCGTTTGCTGCGCATTGATCGCCGCATTCCGCTCGTTTTCCTGCTGACGTTGCAGGGCCGAATCCGCTATCTTGGTTGCCTTTTGATCGGCGAGCCATTCAAGCTTATCCTCGATGTAACGGTCATCAAGGTGTCCGAGTGGGTACTTGTCAGAATCCGTAGGATCCGGAGCAGGTGTCCCGGCGCCTTGATTATCACCGCCTTTTCCACCCGACAAGCCCCTTTCGACATTTTCGAGCCGACGGGTTATTTCCGCGCTCGCTCCACCCTCGCGAAGCTGGCGCTGCAAATCGCGCTTTTCCCTCTTCAGGCGCTCGATTTGATGATCCTTAGCGGTCTTTTTCGGTTTGGCGGCTTCTTCCTCTTCGCCGCCTTCCTCTTCGCCGCCTTCATCGTCACCCTGATCGTCTTCCTCGCCCGCGGCCGGTGTTTCCGGGGTCTTAGCTTCCTTCGGCGGTCCCCGCTTGGGTGCCGGCTTTT